TAGTAGTAAAAACCAATATAGTATTGGAAAGGGGGATGCCACGTTAAAAATAGAACCCCTATTTTTTTAAAATATAAATAACCGATATGAATAAGGTTCAGCAATATGAATTTATTGAAGTAGTAATTCCGCAATCTTCAACCGCAACTCGTTTTTATTTCCCTGATCAACCCCAGTTACGTTTTGTTAGTATGCTAAATTTAGTATGCTATACTCCAAGTGTAGTAACTGATTCAATTTTAAGTGGCAATCCTTTGTTACAAATTGCTAATTTGAAACGCACTTATTTAGTTCTTTATTACAATGATAGAGAAAGTGTTAATAGAATACCAGTGCTTGAATTAAATAGAATTGCTTCTAATAGTGCCAGTGGTGATCCTTATGCTTTTGCTATTACTCCTTTCGCTGGTCAGCAAATTATTTGGGCAAAGTCATACATTCAAACTCCTTCTGCTTATAGTGGTATTGGTTCTAATTCACATTCAGCGTGTTTCGGAGTTTATTATGCTTAATACCTTCTTTCACCTTTAAAAATTGATTATGGCAAATCCTAATAAGTCTTTTTACACTGGAACTGAATCTGTACTACAATGGTATGACACTAACGCTAAAACAACTTTTTGGAGTGTTAGGGATGCTAAAAACGAAATATTATTTTTTTATGCTGGAAAGGATGAAAACGAAAGCAGAGAGCATTTAGAAAATAATATAAGGATGGCAGAAGCACAAGGAGTAGAGGCAACACTAACTTTAAAAATTCACGCAAAAGCACCCAAATTGGGTTTTTTTACGAAAAATGAAGAAGGTATTGTTACTACTTATTTTAGACCTACAAGTTTTACACCAACCAGTTATCAGCCAGTAAATAATTTTGCCAATGATCAATTATTGAATGAATTAAGGGCAATGCGGAGTGAACTTGCTGCAATTAAAATGAAGCAAGAAATGGAAGAAATGGAAGAAGAAGAAGAAGAACCAGTGGAAGATAATGCCTTAATGGGTTTTATTAAAAACCCAGCTATTCAAAATATGCTTATTGCTCAAATATCTAATTTATTCAATCCTACTCAAAAAGTTACACACGTTGCTGGAGTACTGGATGGTGCAGAAAACGAAAGTGATCAGGATGATAAAATAGATATGGCAATAGAAATTTTAAAAAAACACGATAATCAACTTGGTGATGATCTTTTGTTATTATCGGAAATGGCTGTAACCGATCCAATGCAGTTTAAGTTTTTATTAAAAATGTTAAGAAAATAATATATGCCTGAATTAAGTGCAGACAAAATAATTGGTAAAACATTATTTGCAGAAAAGCAACTTGATAAGCTAAATTCCAATTTAATTAAAATTGGAACTTTTGCTAAAGGCAGTAGTGTAGGTATTGTTTATTCATACATATTAAGAAACGGAAGTGTGTACTGGATGTTTTATGATGTAATGAATAAGCCATACTATGTAAAACATTCAGCAGATAGTTTTAAATTTTCAGGAGGTGTTAGTGAGGCATTGCAACAACAACAACTGGAAAAAGAAAAACAACTGATACAAGATAAGGGAGCAGTACCATACTATATAGAAAAATATGGCAAGTGGGTATTGTTTGCAGTAGTGGGAGTGGCTATTTTTAGAGGATACTTAAAGTATAAAAAATGAAAAAAGAAAATTTGTTATTGTTAGCTTTGGTTGGTGCTGGTGCATATTATTTGATCTATGCACAAAGTAAAAAAAGGTCATATACTATTGATGTACCACCACCACAAAAAATAACGGAAGAACAATTTAGGCAAGGTCAGGGAATTGTAAAAAAAGCAGTTCCAGTGGTAAAAAGTATTATTTCTTTATTTAAGAAAAAACCAAAATTAACTACACAGCAGCAACAAGCAGTAAAAACACTTACAAGCGGTAGAAGATTATTTGGTAATCCTGAATTTCCTGATTTTTGCTAAAATAAAACAATATGCCAGTACCACATTTAAAAGTAAGGATTGAAGATCAAATAACTTCAGATCAACAAAGAATAAGATATGCCCAGCCTTTAACGGAAAGGGAAAAATTTGCGTTAGAAAGTACAAGAAGTGCTTCTACTGGTGTTGCTATTCAACAATTTTATATTGAATTTAAAAACTACTATACAATGCAAAAAGTTAGTAGTTTATGTAATGATATTACCTTTACTAATTTGGGGGGCAATCCAGTAACAATTTCAGGATCTATTACATTGCAACAAAACCAATCTTTGCAAATTTCAGGCAATGCTTATGAATTAGATACTACTGAATATGATGTAAGATTTAGTGTAAATAATAGTCCTAATAACAATATTTTGGTAATTAGAAAATTATATAAATAATGATTTCACCTACTTTTGAAATGCTTAATCAGAGGGGAACACCTATGTTTTTTTCTGATACTTTAGCAAATAGACCGGCAGCAGCAATAGTAGGAAGGATTTTTGTTTCTACTGATACTTTTGATCTATATAGGGATACTGGTACTTCTTGGGATTTATTAAGCCCTTCTACTGGTGGCATTACTGGTACAGGTACTCCATTCAAATATCCAGTATTTGATGCTGCAACTAATATTACTGATGGAAGTATAGAGCAGTTTACTACTGAAAATGTAAGTACTAAAGATTTCTTTATTGAAACTTCAAGTGATGATGGCATACTTGAAAGTACGTTAAAACTTACAAATAGGTATTTTGGCACTCCTGATACAATGACTTTTGAATATGGTAGAACTATATTAGCTGGAGCTCCATTTTTAAGAATTCAAGATAATTTTGCAACTTTTCCTACTTCAAAAATATTATTTGGAAATGGCTTGTTAGATATACAAGACACTACATTTTCAGTAAATAATTCACTTAGCAATAATTCTTATTTTTATGGAGTAGATCCTAATTTGAATATAGTAGCAACTGGATTAACAAATGGGGCTACAATTACCTTAGCTGCTTCACTTGGTCCTTATGCTGGAACTATTAGAACTGGTTCTGCTTTAAATACTTTACAATTTCAAACTGGTGCCAATGTTAATAGATTAACTATTGGTTCTGATGGCTATGCTAACTTTACTTATAAATTAAGTGTTGGATCAACTTTAGCCAGTTCTACATTTAATGCAGTTAGAGTAGCTGCTGCTACTATAAGTAGAACTAATGCGGCAGCTTCTATTGGCTTTGGTGAAACTGGTGCGGATAGTGGTTTATTATTACAACAATTATCTGGAAGTCCATTTGCATTTGCTTTACAAGTACAAAATAATGCTGGTAGTAATTATTATCCTTTAAGTTTAAATCCTTTAGGCGGTCAAGTTTTAATTAATGCTTCAACTTCTTATTCTGCTAACTATGAATTTCAGGTTACTGGTGATAGTTATTTAAATGGTAAAATATATGCAGTAGCTTGTGATGCCGAAATTAGAGGTACTGGTACATCAAATGCTACATCAGTATTAAAACTTTTTAATTCTGCTGGTACTCAAATGCTTAGTTTTAATAATAGCGGTAGATTTTTTTTAGGACAAGGCACTACTTCGCCTTGGTTTGCACCATTTACTACAAGCACTGCTGGAGCTGATCTTACAGGAACTAATTTAATGATTGAAGTAAACCCAGTAGCAGCTGCAACAACTCTTGGAGCAGTTAATATTTCAGGAGGTTCTACAATGACACAAACTTCTGGTAGTGCTGCTGGTATTGTGTCAAGATTTGATTTTTCACCTACAAGTGGTAATGCAACATATACATCTTTTAGAATTAATCCAGTAATTAATCAAACTGGTGGTGCAAGTGGTATTACAAGAGGTATTTATATACAACCTACTTTAACTGCCGTAGCCGATTATAGAGCATTAGAAATATCTTCAGGAATTGCAGTATTTGGAGCTTCAACTACTGCAAAGGCATCTATTAGGATCCCAACTGGTGTTGCTCCTACAAGTCCAGTAAACGGCGATATTTGGTTTGATGGCACAAACATTTTTATTAGAGTAGGTGCAGTAACGAAACAATTCACAATAGTTTAAAATTAAAATATGAAACCAATACAACCACTAACAATTTGGCTAAATGGTCAGAATGTAATAGCAGATATTTTAAACATATCTTCTGCTTATGATAATATTCTTGACACTGCTACATTTTCTTGGCAATTATATTCAAGTTTGTTAGATGTATCACCTACATTATTGATAAATGGAAATTTAACAATTCAGGGACAAGAATATATAGACTGGAACGCAAGCGGTGATGTAAACCAAGCTGCGTATATTTGGGTATCGGAACAACTTAATGTAACACTTATCTAAACTTAAAAAAATGGATCAGAAAAAAGCACTTGAAATAATTAAAGCTGCATTAGACTTAGCGGTAACTAAAGGTACTTTTGGCAGATTAGAAGATATTCAAGCAGTAATAGTAGCTTTTAACGTAATTGCTAAAGAATATGAAAACAATAATGCAGCAGAGTGAACCAACATATTTGGCAACATTCGGAACAATATTTTTTAGCTTAATTGGAATTCAGGATATATCCAGTTATAGTAATGTTGTATTTTTATTAGCCAGTACAATAAGTTGCGGTATTTCTATTGCAGTAGGTATTAAACAATTAAAAAAGAAAAAATGAAACGTATATTAAAAAATATTAAAACCAGTTTTATGGGATCTATTGCTGGTTTATCATTAATTGTAGATGCTATTGGTACAAAAGATTGGGCAATGGCTATTAGTGGTGTAGCTACTATGTTGTTAGGCTTATTGGCTAAAGATTCAGATGTTCAATAAGAAATACATAATTGTTGGTGCTATTGTTTTATTACTCCTAATTTCTAAAAAAGTGAGTGCTGCTAAAATTATTGCTCAATTTGAAGGTTTATTACTGGATGCCTATAAGGATACTGGTAATATTTGGACTATTGGGTACGGATCTACAAAAAATCCTTACACTGGTGTAAGTGTAAAAGAAGGGGATAAAATTAGCAAGGAAACTGCTTTAGATTGGTTGGATAAGGATATTAAGCAAAGGCAATTTGCCTTACAAAAGCTAATAAAGGTACCAGTAACCAGTAACCAATTAGCAGCTTTAACTTCTTTAGCTTATAATATTGGACTTGGAGCATTTCAAAGATCAACTTTATTAAGGCTATTAAATCAAAAAGCACCATTGCAAAAAGTGGCAGATCAATTTTTAAGGTGGAATAAAGTTAACAATGTGGAAGTCAAAGGTTTAACCAATAGAAGGATCAAGGAAAAACAACTTTTTTTAAGTTAGTCAGATTTAAGAGTATAATCAATTCAACAAGGGGGGTATTTCTATACTCCCCTATTTTTTTTGCCAGTAATTAAAGATTTTGTAATTATGCTACAAGAAATTGATTATTAACCTAAAAAACTGACTATGGCACAACCCCCAAAAATTTACTGAATGATCAGGTTATTGTCTATTGCAATAGCAATAATTTTTTTTATTGTCATTTGTGTTCCAATGGCAATTTTAATGCACTTAATTATTGAAATTATTTACTTAACTAAAATTTTTAAATCTTGGCTACGATAACTTTAAAATACGATAAACTAAAATTGTGGAAGCAATATTTAGAAAAATACCCACTAAGGCACGAAACAATTATTAACGATCCTGAAAAGTTTATTCTCTATTATGAAGATGAATATGAACTAATGACTATTGGATTCAATTTTGGTATGTATTGCAATAAAATATTACAGAATGAAAACATATAGCATAAAAAAAAGCGAATTGCATAATGTACTGGAAGGAATGCAAAAAAAAATAGATTTTTTTAATAGCATATTAGATAGTAAAAAAATAATCAATATTCAAATACATTTTTTTGCAGATAATAAGCATATAACAATTTATCAAGCAGATTCACCATACAACTTAGAACACGAGTTAAGAAACTTGCTGGAAGCAATGGTAGATCAAATAACAAATGATATTGAAATATTAAAACTTGAATACAATGAACAACGCAAAAATTAATGGCACTATTATTTTTTTTGAGGTATTTATTACTGGAAGTGAACCCTTTATTTTGTTATCTAATAGCGAATACCCCAGCGAAGGCATATCTAAAGTATATTTTCTTAGAAGATATTCTATAAAATATGCAATGGAAGATTTTGTAAAATATGTTGAGAAAGTAAAAGAATATAAAGCAGCAAATGAAGTGCAGTAATTGTAAGAAATTATTTACCATTACAATACACAAGGGCAAAGTAGGTAAGATGCTTTGCCCTTATTGTTTAACTATTAATTTTAAAAAAAATGTCACAAAGAAACAAAGATTTTCCAGCAATGCCAGTTCACCCAATGCAAGATAAATTTGGTCAGGTTATTTTAATGGCTGGGATGACTAAATTAGAAACAACTGCATTAAATATATTATCGGCACAATTAAGAAAAAATAAAATAGAAGATCTTTCCCCTGAAGATATTATTTACTTAATTTCTGAATCTTACAATATTGCAGAGCAATTTTGTAGCTATCAGGAAGATAAAAATGTAACTGAAGGTAATATTATCATTTAATAAAAGTGTAAACAATGACAAATGAATTACACGAAAAACTTAAAGAAAGAAAATATATTAATGGTTACAAGCCACAAGAAGAAAAAATATTATTTACTATTGATGGTAAAAATATAGGAACTACTCAATCTTTTGTTACTTTTCAGGGTTTACCAAAAGCGGGTAAATCAACTTTTATTACTTCAGTAGTAGCTTCTGCCTTCACTACTTGGGATATATTTTCTTGTAAGTTAGTTTTTCCAGCAAATAGAAAGCGGTTATGTTATGTTGATACTGAAAGTAGTGATTATGATTATTATAGAGTACTGGAAAGAATAAGGCAGCAAATAATAACTGATTTTTTACCACATAATTTTGATTCTTTTTTATTCAGAGAAGATTCCCCTAACGATATTAAATTGATGGTAGAAGCCTATTTAGAAGAAAATAGGGATTGTTCAATTATTGTACTGGATGGTGTACTGGACTTAATACAAGACTACAATAATGTTGAGCAGTCCTTTTTTTTAATACAATGGCTTAAAAAAATTACCAAAAAATTTGATCTACTTGTATTGTTAGTTTTACACTTAGGAAAAAAAGATCAAAATTCATTAGGGCATATCGGTTCTTATTTAGATAGGAAAAGCCAGTCAGTTTTGCGTATAGAAAAAAACAAAGAAAATAATACCTTAAATCTTTCCCCACAATTTTTACGATCCAGTGAAGATTTTAACCCAGTAAGTATAATGTATCAGAGTGGCAGCTGGTATCAAATTAATAGTGATCAAAAGAGTTCTGAATATATATTCGGAATTGAAAAAATTAGCTTGATTAATAGAGTACTGGATATACCCAAAAATTATGCCCAGTTAACTACTGATCTATCAGAACTTACTGGTAAAGGGCAGACAACAATTAAGAAGATTTTGAAAAATTGGATCTTAGAAGGAAGTGTTATAAAAGTTAATGATCTATACAAAAAAAAATAGGGATGCCTTGCACCCCTACTGACAAATGGAATTTAAACGAAAAAACCACCTTCTTTTCGTTTTCAAAATTAGATAAAATTTAAAAAAGTACCTAATGAAGCAAAAATATAATGCAATTATTTTTTTTAATCCTGATATGGCCATCTTGCCAAGAAAATACCGAAATATTAGCCATTTAGAAAATTTCTTAAATTTTGCCCAAAAAAGTGGTGGGTGGTACGTGAACCTATATAATGCAAAAAACCGCAAATTTGAGCAGCGGAAGTACCTTAGAAACGATTTTTAGAGTAGGTTAGGATATATCCAAAAAACAAGGGGTTAAAAAACCCCTTTTTTTTATTGCTAAAGGTGAAAAGAAAGTGCTTAGGTCACTTTTAGGTCACTTTTAGGTCACTTTAGGTCACTTGCCCTGAAATTTTAGGGTTTTTTCAGGGTGAAACTTCAAGGTCACTTTTACCACCCCTTACAGGGGTGGTTAAAAGTGTACCTGTATACAGGAGTTTCCCAACTTGCCGACAATTTTTTTTTTTTTTAAATAATTTTCAATAATTTTGTACAAACATTAGAAATTTTGAAAAACGCAAAATATTTAATTTTAGGTGCTGGTGCTGTTGCAATATGGTATTTTTTAGGTAGGATGCAGTTAGGCAATAAAACAAAATTGCTTTTTAAAAAAATACGTTTAATCGGTAAAGGTTTATCAAAACAAATTGAACTTAATTTCCAAGTTCAGAACCCAACTGGACAAACTGGTACTATTTCTGCTATGACTGGTGAAGTTTTAGTTAATAATCAGATTGTTGCCGACTTTTCAAGTTTTAACGAACAAAAAATTGCTCCTAAATCTGCTTCTGAAATAAAAATAATTGCAGCACCCAGTATTGGAATTTTGAAATTATTAACTACTAAAGGATTATTCAAGGCTGGTGTTAATTACACAATAAGAGGTAGTGCTAATTTTGATGGTATAATTGCTCCATTTAGTTATACTGCTAAATTAATTTGATGAATAAAGAATATATATTAGGCAAATTAAGTCCATACGGACAAAAAAAGATCCTATTAAAAAAGGATCAGGGAGTTCCTGATATAATTAGTGCAATGCTATCAGCACATAAACTTTATGCCAATGAATATGATAAAATTAGCAAAGATTTCTTTGTTGGTAACGGCATACAAACTGCAAAGAATATATTTGAATTTCTTAAAAAAAATGTCAAGTATAAAATAGAATCAGAAAATAACCAGCGAATAATGTCACCCAGTGCCATTATTTCTTTAGGAAAAAATGATTGCAAGAATTATGCTTTATTTATAATCGGAGTTCTGGATAGCTTAAAAAGAAAGGGTTTAATAAAAAACGATATTTTTTTTAGGTTTGCCAGTTACAAATTACTGGATGAAATACCCCACCACGTATTTGCAGTAATTAAAGATAGTAAAGGCAATGAATATTTTATTGATCCAGTACTATCCAGTTTTAATGAAAGAAAAACATATTACCATAAAATTGATAAACGACCAAATATGCCAATGTATAGCATTTCAGGAGTAGGTAACCAAGTAGGTTTATTTGGTTCACAAAAGAAAAAAGCAGCAGCACAACAAAAAGCAGCAGCAACTACCAGTACTGCAACTGCTACAACTCCAGCACAACCAAAAGAAAAAAAGAAAATAGTATTAAAAATAGCTTTAGCACCAGCAAGGGGATCTTTTCTTCTATTGGTTGGCTTAAACTTTATGGGTTTAGCCACTAAGTTAGATAACGCATTTAAAACTAAGGCAGATGCAACTCAAAACTGGTGGAAGAATTTAGGCGGTAATCCTAATGAACTTTTAAGAAAAACAAATCAGGGTGCCAAAAAGAAAAGATTGTTAGGTGATGATATTGAATTTTTAAGCGAGGGACAAATAGGTGAAGTAGTTACTGCAAGTGCAGTAGCGGTTACTACTGCTACTCCTATATTAATTAAAGTAGCAACATTTTTAAAAAATATTGGTGTAGATGCAGATCAAGTACTGGAAGTAGGTAAAAGAGTATTGGCAAAGCAAGTAAAAAATGTTGTTGAAAAAAATCTTGAAAATCAAGAAAAGTTAGATCAGGCAGCAGCAGAAGAAGTAGATCAAATAGTAAATAACGCAACTTCAGTAGATGAAAATGGTAAGCCAGTAACAAATTATTTGCCATTCATTATTGGGGGTGCAGTAGTATTATATTTTATTACAAGAAAAAAATAACCTTCTTTTCACCTTTGATGTATAATAACTATCCAGTAAAAGCTACTAATAATGCAAAAGAAGGTATTTTATTAAACTCAATTAAAAAAAATTGTAATAATCAAATAGGTATTAAAACAGCAAAAAAACTAATTGAAAGAAAAAAAATAAGTACTGATTTTATAAAAAAAATTTATTCTTATTTATCAAGAGCTGAAGTGTATGTAAAAGAAAAAAATAAATGTGGATATATATCTTATCAATTATGGGGTGGCAAAGAAATGTTATACTGGTGTAAAAAAATTTTAAATAAATAATATGACTCAAGCACAAAAAATAGCAAGGCAAAATTTTAAAAAAGCTATTGAATATAGAAAGAAAACTGGATGCAGTTTAAAAGAAGCCTTTGCACATATACAAGGTAAAAAAATAGGAGCAGTAAAAAAGAAAGTTAAAAAAACTGCAAAGAAAAAGAAAAGCGGATCTAAATTAATCAAGCCTAAGACAATTAGTGTTAGTAAGCAAAAAAATAATACTAAAAGTAAAAAGGCTGATAAAAATTATCAAGCCTTGCCTGCTGGAAAAAGAATTTCAAAATATGGTACAACATATTATGAAAGACGTTCTAACAGGTCAGATAAAGGAGTTTTATTAGGTAATGAAGTGCCGAGTAAATTTGTTTCTTTATCAGGTTATCAAACTGGTAAAGAAATTGTTGTAGCTGGTGTTGGTAGTGTAAGCAAATTAAAAAATTTAGTTCCAGAAGTCAAAGTAAAAATTTTGCGTAAAAAATCTGCAAAAAAATTAATTATTACTACTCCTACTGACGCAGTACAAATGTTTAGGGATTATATTAATGAAGAAAAAATTGAAACCCAAGAAATATTTGCAGTAGCATATTTAAAGCAAAATAATGAAGTGATAGGAGTTTATAATCATAGCATTGGAACTATGAATGCAGTTAATGTGGATGTTCGCTTAATTATGTCTGCTGCTTTATCATTAGGAGCAGTTTCAATGATATTGTGCCACAATCACCCAAGCGGTAATTTAAGACCTTCGGAAGCAGATAGAAGAATGACAAGTAAATTAAGAGAAGCGGGTGCAATACACGATATTAGCCTATTAGATCATATTATTTTAACTAAGGATGGTTATTATAGTTTTGGTGATAGTGGCGATTTATAATAGCTTGAAATTGAAATTCACATAAATTCAAAAAAAACAAAAAAAATGGCAAGAAGAAAAAAGCGTTACTCCCCACGCAGACGTAGTTCTAAAAGAATGGGAGCAATCGGCAAGTCATTCTTTATGGACGCTGCTGGACTTATTGTAGGAGCTGCTGCTGCTCGTGTATTGACAAGCAGTCCAAAAATTCTACCTAACCTTGATCCAAAAATCAAGAGTGCTGGTGTATTGGCTATCGGGGCATTCTTCCCTAAGTTGCTTAAAGGTTCTTTAGGTCAGTCTATTGGCAGTGGTATGGTTGCTGCTGGTGGCTTAGGTTTGCTCCAAGCTACTAATGTTTTGGGTGCTATTGATAATGCAATGGAAATTCCAGTATCAGTTATGGCTGGGGATGATCTTAGCGTTATTGCTGGTTATTCACCTGATAACTTGAGTGTAATTGCTGGTATGGACGAAGATTACAATTACTAAAATTTTAAAAAAAAATAAAAATGTCAACTATTACTTCTCAACATGGACAAAGGCTTGTTTTTGACAATGCAAGATCTTTAGTTCAAAATGCTGGTTTTAATGTAAATCAGGCAGTTCTTTCTCAATCTTATATTAGATCAGAAGTGGCAATGTCAACTTCTACTACTTCTTACCACGTTCCAGTATTGATAAACGATACTCAAAACGGAAGTAGCTTCGCAACTGAAAATAGATTGAATCTTCAAGATGCTTTTGTTATTTCTTCTATTGGTGTATTCGTGGCTATTCCAGCTTCAAGTAGTACTACTGCTTTCCAGTATTATACATATCCTAACGCAGTAACTTTTAGTACTGCTGGTGCCGCAACTGCACTTTATAACTTATATAATGGTTATATGCAGATGTCTATTAATAATAGAACTATTGTTCCTTCTTGGGATCTTTACAAGCACTTGCAAGTTCCACAAACTCAGCAAGGCACTCAAGCTGGTTTAACAAATGGTGGTGTTGACGAGCAAGACGGATCTTCATCAGGTTATTTCCCAATGGAACCTAACGTAGTATTGGTTGGTTCTAAGAATAACCAAATTTCTTTGAACTTGCCTTCTGCAATTTCTACATTGCAAGCTGGTGTTGCTCCAAGAATTATTTGTATTTTTAAAGGTATTTTGGCACAAAACGTTACTCCAGTACGTTAGTAGTAAAAACCAATATAGTATTGGAAAGGGGGATGCCACGTTAAAAATAGAACCCCTATTTTTTTAAAATATAAATAACCGATATGAATAAGGTTCAGCAATATGAATTTATTGAAG